TTATCGATGGCGAAGAAATCAGCCTTGCAGCAGGCGACTGGCTGAAGATTTCTCCCGTGGCAAAACGTCAGTTCTTTGCTGCAAGCAATTCTGAGATCACTTATATTTGTATTCAGGTCAAGGAGAATTCTCTCGAAGGCTATACTGCAACGGATGCTGTGATCTACTGATAAAACATATCAAAACAAAAGGCAGGATATCATCACCATGGTGATACCCTGCCTTTGCTCATTTACCGTTCGGTTGCTGCGGTAAACTTCAATAAACAAAAACGTACCCGAACCCTTTTTCGTAAAGAATCGGGTTCGGGTACGAACTGTATGGTGGTGAATCGTCACATGGTTATAAGAACATTGATGCAAAGCTCCAGTGCTTTCCGCAAAGAGCCCTTTCCCCAATCTCTCTCATCATGAGCATAAACATTCGCAAGGGAATCGGCAGTGTAGAGAATCTGGCCAAAGACTGCACCACGCTTCTGGGCACAGGCGGCCAGTGCAGCACACTCCATTTCAACTGTGGCACAGCCCTCGGATTTGCGATATTCTACCATATCTCGTGTTTCTCGGAAAAAACCATCCGTTGTCCATGTGATACATTTTTGAAACGGAATATTCAACGCACAAAACGTCTGCTCAATGGCTTTTATTGCGGAAGGCTCCAGATCAACAAACCGAGCGGCTGGAAGATAATGATACGAAGTGCCTTCATCGCGCATTGCCCTGATTGGAATCAAGAATTCGTTTTCGTCCAAATCGGTCAGCACTCCGCAGGAACCGGCTGAAATAATTTTTTTGCATCCGCAGGAGATTAAAAAATCCAGAAGCTGTGCAGCCGCGGCAGCTCCCAGCGGTGCCTGACACAGGCAAAATTCCAGCCCATTTTGCTGGACGATATAAACAGGATAACTTTTTGTAATCGTTTCAAAGTGTTCAGCAATGACTGCATCCATTTCAAATGCGTAATCATCAATCACATCGCCCAGAAAACCAAACACACATTTTTCCGGAAGGACGAGCTGCTCTGCGCCATGATTGGGCCTGATGACCTCAATCGAATCAAAATCGTATTCAAGAATGGGAAGATCATGTTTTTGTATCATGGAAAATTTCCTCTTCCTGCAAATTGCTGCACGAAATAAAAATACCCGAACCCTTTTTCACAAAGAATCGGGTTCGGGTACAAACTGTATGGTGGAGCATTGTCAGCAGCAGTCGAACCTTTAGGCAGGCATATCGTTGCTGCGGTCAGAGCGCTTCAAACCGAGAAACGGAGGCACTTCGGAACGCTTCAGCCCTTGCTCGTGTGCTTTTTTCAGTTGATATTCGTGCAGGGCAATGCTGTCCAGCAGATCACGCTGATTTTGGGAAGCTGCATAGTAATCAACGCCGAACCGTTTGCAGACTGCGCTGAGTTGGTCAAGCATTTCAATAGCAGTAGGGGACATTCGTTTGACTTCAATATCCATGGGAGCACCACCTTTCAGGAAAGATACGTATTGAAGAGCGAAAGCGCCGCATTGTCGGCAAGCATCAGCATGATTGGCCCGCCGGACTGTTTGGCAAAGACCCGGATCGCGCCAAAATCCCGGATATAATGTTTTGCAAGTTCATCCGTCTTAGCTTCAAAAGTGACGACGCCGTTTTTACCGGAATCAATGGAAAGCTGGATGCCGAACGCGATCATCATACGCCCGATGCCCAGATATTTTTTCTGAATGGTCAGCGTCGGGTTGCTCTCCGGGTGGCTTTCGATGTACTCAATATAAACGAACATGCTGGATTCTGTTTCGCGGTAAGCACCCAATGCTACGATTTCGCCGTTTTCGGTTTTAGCCGTGTACTTTTCCAGTGCGGGGTCACCGATGAACTCACTTGTCCAGTCGGTCTGCCAGCTTTCTTTGGTTGCAGCAAGGTCAGCGGGAGTTGACTTGTCAACCTCAATCGGAATCCTATTGCCCGTATCGGATGCTGTGACAAAATATTGCAAAGTCATAATGCCCACCTTCTTTCAGTTTTATTATAACGAAAGAACGATAGACTTTCAAGAAAGAAAATCGCAAAGAGAGTGAAAGTGTGAGAGCAAGAATCGTCCCGTGGCCACAAATTTTCAATTCTTGAAAATTTCTTGCCCATCCGGGACTGCACTTCTGCAACGCTCCCGCGTTTTTGAAGTGCTCTTGTTGGGGCGTGCCTGCCCCAAACCCTGCTTCTGAGGTTACGACAAACGGGAATTTAGTTGGTTGATTATTCTTCGTTATCCTTTTGAGATTCATCACTTTCCCTATTTCGATTTTGACCATCGAGAGCAGACCCTATGCCTACACCAAGCGCTAAACCGACAAGCATATAGAGTGGAATATTGTTGGTTACTACACCAATAGCCGCACCGATAGAAATTCCTATGCTCATAAAAGTCGGTAAATAGTGAGGCTTATCATCTTTTTTATTTTTCATATAGCTATACATTCCTTTCCAAATTATAAGATTTATTGAGTGTCGTTATCAAAATGATTGCAGCAAAAGACTCAATACATAACTAACGATTGCTCCTACTGCAGCACTTCCGATAAACCATAAAACCTTTTGATAAGGACGTTTGCCGTATTCTCTGGCGCTCTGGATTTCATCCAGCCTTTTACCTTCACAAAATGCTACGATTTCTTTATATGTTTGAACATCATTGTCCTTTTTTATTCGTTCAACCTTTGCTGCAAAATACATGGCAGCTAAAGCAATGACACACCAAAGGATCAATGCCCATTTATTACCAATGTAAAATAACGGAGCCGCCGAAATAACAGCAATAACGAGAAAAACCGTATAGATTGCGCCATAGTGATTGAGTTTTTTGATTTCCTCTTGTTTGATTACTTCTTTCATAGTATCAATATCTCCTTTGATTAGTTTATCAAGTGAGATTTGAAAGATTTCACTCAGTAATACCAAGCTGGTTACATCTGGATAGCTTTTGTCATTTTCCCAATTTGAGATTGTTTGCCTTGAAACATAAACATGATCGGCTAACTCCTCTTGAGACAGTTGTAACTCTTGGCGATATTTTTTTATTTGCTTTCCGAGTTCCATCTCTTCACCTCCTTGCATACTCATACTAATCAAAAGATTGTATTTTCGCAATCAAAGGACATTGACATCTGTGTTTTCCGTGTGTCAAAGGTCTTTTACATACCGTTAACTTCCGATTTGTTGAGCCGAGTATACCATACTACCAGCTGAAAGAACACCCCTATATGTCAGAACTTTCCCTTTTTTCTGCGTACGTGCGTACCGGCCATGTACGGACGTACGCAGCGATTACCCCCAAACGCGCCATATAGGGGGACGATCAAGTTCGCACAAAGCGACCTTGATCCCGCAAAGCAAAAGGCAGGATACCATCGCCCATGATGATACCCTGCCTTTACTCGTTCTCGCTTACCGCTCTGCGTACTCCCTCCGCAGAACTTCCTGTAAACAAAAAACGTACCCGAACCCTTTTTCGTATAGAATCGGGTTCGAGTACGAACTGAATGGTGGACGAACCGCAACGCCGGACGAACCCCCGCGTTGAGATTTCGCCTTACAGCGTTATTTTCATCATCCCGCTTCCCGGAAAACTGGTACGCTGATAAAATCCATCTGCCGCTTTGCACAATACAATTCGCTTCTACGTTCTTTATTCTTTCGGACAGGGGTTTACATTTCGTTGCCTCCACAGACAGCAAAAAGTCCCCCGCCAGCTTTCCTTTCGGATTGCCAGCGGGGGATTTTCATTTCAGTGCAGAAGCACCGTCAGTTCATAGGCCACAAGGCCGGAAACCAACGCTGCAATTACAGCCCACCAAAGTTTGTTTCCAAGTGTTCCGGGGGCTTTTTCCAGCGCAGTGAGGCGGTCGTCCTGCTTTTTGTTTTGAGCCGTTACAATTTCAAGGCTCTTGTTTGTGTTTTCGAGTTGCTGAATCGTCAGCTTGATGTTGGTGTTCATGCCATTCACCGCATCAGTCAACTTTTCCAAGTCGTCTAGGCGGTGCGTATTGCTTCTGGCACGGTTTTCAACCGCTGTCAGGCGATGTTCCAGCTCTCCGTCAGTCATTTTTCTTGTCCTCCCCCGCCTTACCGAAACGGGCCACAGTTGCGGTTTCCTTGGATTTCTTTTCCATGTACGCTTCGAGTTTGCTCTTGGTAACTTTGAAAATCAGCTCAACGAAAAAGTCCAGGAACTTTTCGTTGATAGCCCAGTCCAGCCAGTCAGGGGTCAGATCGCGCAGGGCTTTGATGACCTGCTTCTTCTTCTCTTCGCCCATCTTCGAGCCGATCACGTTCTCTTCTGCCCAGCAAATCCATTTGTAGGCAGCCTTTGCCACGACGACGCTGTAACCCAGGCGCACCAGAGCCAGCGCGCCGATGAACACGCCGCCGACCAGGCACACGACTGCCATCCATGCAGGCATTGCAGAAATAACCATCTTGATAGCTTCCATGATATTTCCTCCGTTTCCTTTCTCTTAACCTTTCCAACGACTCTTTGCGGCGCGCACATCGACGTGCACAAAGTTGTCGTTGTAATACCGCCCGATTCCGCCCCGGTTGGGGAGCAGGGTTTCGACGTATGCGGCCAGCGTGTCCACCGACACGCCAGCGATCCAGATGTCCGCAGCCTTTCCGTAGAGGTGCTGGCTGTAATGGGACGCATTCTTCTGCTTCGTATTATGCGACGCAGTACGGAACGCAGAGTTGATGTTCACCGCTTTTCCAAAGTGGGTGCGGATTTTTTGCAGGACTTCCACCAGTTCCGAATCAATAAAGATCGGATCAGAGCCATCCTTGCATCTGAACTCGCGCACCTTAAAATCCGTGGACAGCTTTTTCGTTCCGTCCTTTGCCAGCGAATAGGCGTTAATCGCCATCGTTCACATCTCCTTTCGGGCGCAGGTCTGCGCCGCAGGCTCTTGTACAGCACTCGGCAATGAGCGTGGCAAAATCCCCGCGCTCGTCGGAGGTATCAGCCCCCGCCGCTTCCAGCTTCTCAAGCAGCCTTTCGCACAGATCGGGCCAACTTCTTTTCTTCATAAGTTCCTTTCCAGATGTCCGTTTCCGGCCCGGTTGGCCCACCA